GGTTGGCAACTGCTAACACACTTCAGGCTGTTTTAGATACAGGAAACACATCTACTACACCATTTAATATGACTACGGGTTCATCTTACTCTGAAGCTGATAACTTAAAGCTTAAGTCAGGTGGTGACCTAACATTGAACGGGACTCTTACTGACTCAGTGGGAGCAACAAATGACAGCACAAAAATTTTAGGCTCAGACGCTTCAGGTCTTCCGTTATGGGTTACAGCATCCTCACCATTAATAGCCCAAGTTCTTCACGCCCCTTCAGTTGCAAATCAAGCCCCAGGTGGTCTTGACACTGTGCTTCAGGTAAACTTTGGCTCAGGCACAGGAACAGGCTCAGACCCTGTTATGGTATCGGGACTTGGTGATATAACTTTTAATGATGCAGGGGTTTATTTCGTAAACGCAGTAGGCTACCTATCACGAGTAGGTGCATCAGGCGGCATCTCGGTTATGCTGTTCAGGTCTTTAGTAGACGGCTCACAGGTTAATTCTATAGGTGCGATATCTTTGCCAACAGTAGGGGTTACAGTACCTGAGACATTATCATTCCCTATAAGAATATCAACTCCAGGGACGGTGTTAACGTTTGAGATTCTAAGAGATAGTTCAGGCGTGGACTATGGAGGTCTTTACCCTACAACCACGCTAAGTGCTTGGGATGACGCTCCGTCATCTGCTCTTACTATTTGGAAGTTAGGGTAAATAAAAATAAATATAATGGACATAAGAAAGGTATCTATTGGTTCAGACTACAAGGCTTCTATGCACTACATAGTTGGACAACCTGTTCTTGGTAATTCTCACAGGATTCATTTAATATTAAGTGATATCGATACTAATAGTGTTAAGATTTGGATAGAGAATGAAAAACAAGAGGTTGTTTTATGGAAAAAATTTAACCATACAATACCTATGTCTATTGAGTACAACATTAATTTTTAAAGGTAATGACTGAACAGGAGAGAGAAGTATTAATTAAGGAGGTTGAGTTATTAAAAGTTAGAAAAAAAGATGTTAAAGATTTTATTGAGTCTATAGATTTAGCGGATAAGATACATAATATTGAAATGAAATTAAATGGTGTCAGACCTACCGACTCTTATGTTGAGTGTATTGGTTGTGGCGCATAAATAAAATATGAGATCACCATACAGCTTTATAGTTAAACCTGTAGGCGGTAGGCGGTATTCTAATGTGAAAGATTTTGGGGGGATTGATTTTATAATCAGCTCTTCAAAGGAAGACCATAAGGTATCAAACCGTTTAGCAGAGGTAATAGAGGTTCCGTTAACATATGACGGCCCAATAATTCAAGGAGACATAATACTTGTACATCACAATGTGTTTAAGTTTTACAATGATATTCATGGTGTTGAAAGAAGCGGTAAGAGTTATTTTATTGATGACCTGTTCTTTATAGATGAGGGTCAGTACTATATGTACAAGCGTGATGGTAAATGGAATGCTTGTAATAATTTTTGTTTTGTTAAACCTATTAAGTACCAGCAAGGATACCTACTAGAAAATAAATCCGAACAGGAATTAACTGGCGAGGTGGTTCACTCAAATGATAGACTTAGAAGCGTTGGTATTAATGACGGGGACATTGTTGGTTTTAGGCCAGATACAGAGTATGAGTTTGAAGTCGATGGGGAGAAGCTTTATAGAATGTTTGACAAACACATAACTATTAAGATTAATGGATAATACTGTAGAACTAAAGAGGAGAATAATAAACGCTGGAAGGAAAGCTGTTGAGCAATTGATAAAAGTCGCTGAAGAGGATATTATAAAGCATGACCCAGAGGATGACTTGGCAGCTGATAGATTAAAGAATGCGGCAGCCACTAAGAAGTTAGCTATATTTGATGCGTTAGAGATACTTAGTAGAATGCAGTCTGAGGAAGAGTTAATGGATAATTCAAACGAGAATAAAAAACACACTGGAGGGTTTGCAGAGCGAAGGGCAAATAAATAGTTTACACACTGTAGTTTACGATATAATACCTAGTAGCGTTTTAAATAGGAAAAACTCTGCTAAGAGTTGGGTCTGTGGATACAATGAGAAGTACGATATAGTTATAATCTCTAAGGATGGAACCCTTGGAGATATATATAACATACAAGGGCTTTATATAGGACTACCTAAGAAACCAAAGTCAATCAAGAAGACAAGCTCAAAGAAGTCTGAGCAACATTGGAAAAGAGAAGATTTACCAGAACAATTAAAAAGGATACAGTCTATATTCCATTGGAATGAAAGACCGTCTGAATTTAAGACCAAGTGGGTTGATTATATTGAGAACGAGTTTGACAACAGGGAGTATGGGTACTGGTTCATGAACAATGGGGAGCCTACCTATATAACAGGGGCACACTATATGTACCTACAGTGGTCATCTATAGATGTAGGATACCCAGACTACCGTGAAGCTAACAGGATATTATATTTATATTGGGAAGCATGTAGGGTTGACAACAGGAGTTTCGGAATGATATACCTTAAGATAAGGCGTTCTGGGTTTTCATTTATGGGATCATCCGAGTGTGTTAATGTGGGAAGCTTGGCTAACGATTCAAGGGTGGGCATACTATCAAAGACTGGGCCAGACGCAAAGAAGATGTTCACAAACAAGGTTGTTCCTATAGCTAATAAGCTACCATTCTTTTTTAAACCTATACAAGACGGTATGGACAAGCCTAAGACTGAGCTTGCGTTCAGAATACCTGCCTCTAAAATAACTAAAAAGAATATGTCTATTGTCAGGAATGATGATATACGGGGTCTAGACACAACAATAGATTGGAAGAATACGGACGACAATTCTTATGATGGTGAGAAGCTATTACTTCTTGTTCATGATGAAAGTGGAAAATGGACTAAGCCAAATGACATACAGAATAATTGGAGGGTAACTAAGACCTGCCTTAGATTGGGTAGTAAAATAATAGGGAAGTGTCTTATGGGTTCTACTTGTAATGCATTAGCTAAGGGAGGTGAGCAGTACAAAAGACTTTACAACGATTCTAAGGTTACCTCAAGAAATAGGAACGGGCAAACCAAGAGTGGTATGTATTCACTTTTTATTCCTATGGAGTTTAATATGGAGGGGTTTATAGACCTATATGGCATGCCTGTCCTTAGAACTCCAGAAAAACCTGTAATGGGTGTTGATGGCGAAATGATATCTAGTGGAGCGATAGACTACTGGGAAGGGGAGGTGGACTCTCTGAAGGGTGATGCCGATGCTTTGAATGAATTCTACAGACAATTCCCTAGAACTGAGTCACATGCATTTAGAGACGAGAGTAAGGAATCTATATTTAATCTTACAAAGATATATCAGCAGATAGATTACAATGACTCTTTGATTAAGAAACATGTTCTAACTAGGGGATCTTTTCATTGGAAGGACGGTGCAAAGGACTCTAAAGTAATATGGACACCTGACGACAGGGGGAGATTTCTTATATCTTGGATACCTTCAGTTGCATTACAAAATAATGTTATTACAAAGAACGGAGTTAAACACCCAGGAAATGAACATATAGGTTCCTTTGGATGTGACAGCTACGACATAAGTGGCACTGTTGGTGGAAGGGGATCTAATGGTGCACTTCACGGATGCACTAAGTTCAATATGGATGAGGCTCCAAGCAATGAGTTTTTTCTTCAGTATGTCGCAAGACCTCAGACTGCTGAGATATTTTTTGAAGAGGTTCTTATGGCTATCGTATTTTACGGTATGCCTATACTTGCAGAGAATAACAAGCCTAGACTATTGTATCATTTAAAGAATAGGGGGTACAGGGGATTCAGCTTGAATAGACCCGACAAAGCGTATAACAAGCTATCTAAGACAGAGAAAGAGCTTGGGGGTATACCTAACACCAGTGAAGATGTAAAACAGTCTCATGCGTCTTCTATTGAGTCTTATATAGAGAAGTATGTTGGTATAGACATGGAGTCTACATACAGACCTTCTGACGAGATGGGACAGATGTTATTCACTAGAACACTTGAAGACTGGGCAAAGTTTGATATAAATAACAGGACTAAGTTTGATGCATCAATTAGTTCTGGTCTATCTATAATGGCTAATCAAAAGCACAATTATACTCCGCAAAAAGATAATTCAAAAATAAAGATTAACTTTGCAAGATACAACAACTCAGGATCAGTTAGCGAAATATTAAAATGAAAGACGATTTAAGCATAGATATACCGTACCTCGGTTTCCCTAATCAGTTTGTTTCTGATAGGGAGAAAGCAACAAAAGAATTTGGATTACAGATTGGGCAGTCTATTCAATATGAATGGTTCCGTAAGGACGGTGGGGCCTGTAAGTATTACGATAGGTTTAACGAGTTCCATAGGCGTAGATTATACGCAAGGGCAGAGCAACCAGTTGGTAAATACAAGAATGAATTAGCTGTAGAAGGTGACCTGTCATACCTAAACCTTGACTGGACTCCAATTGCTGTTGTTCCTAAGTTTGTTGATATTGTTGTAAATGGTATGTCTGACAGATTGTTTGAGGTTAAGGCATATGCACAGGACGCTCTTTCGCTAAGAGATAAGTCAAAATTTAGAGATGACATACAAGGACAGATGGTTGCTAAACCAATCCTTCAACAAATACAAAAGGATTTTGATGTTAAGACATTTATGCAGAATCCTGAGGAACTGCCTAAGGATGATTCCGAGCTTAACCTATATATGGAGCTTAACTATAAGCCAGAGATAGAGATAGCAGAAGAGGTTGCCATATCCACAATAATGGCAGAGAATCATTTTAACGATGTTAGAAAAAGAATAGATTACGATATTACGGTATTAGGAATGGGTGTTGCTAAACATCAGTTCTTAAAAGGAAACGGCATTCAGGTAGATTATGTAGACCCTGCTTATGTTGTACACAGCTACACAGAAGATCCATACTTTAAGGATGTGTTCTATTGGGGAGAGGTTAAGACTCAATCAATAACAGACATTGTAAAGATAGATCCAGACATAACTGATAAGAAACTAGAAGAGATAGCTCAGTACAGTCAGAGTTGGTACGACACATATAATGTTCCTAACACTCAGAGCAATGACATATTCCGTCAAGACACTTGTACTCTTTTATATTTTTCATACAAGACAACAAAGTCATTTGTATATAAGAAGAAGATTAGCGATGGAGGATCTTCAAAAGTTATAGAGAAGGATGATGAGTTCAATCCACCAGAAGAAATGATGGAGGAGAATAACTTCAAGAAGGTCTCTAAGAAGATTGATGTTTGGTACGAGGGTGTTATGGTTATGGGGACTGATATAGTCCTTAAGTGGGAGATGGCTAAGAATATGGCACGACCTAAGTCTGCAAGTCAGAACGTTATGTGCAACTATGCTGCCGTAGCACCAAGAATGTATAAAGGTAGGATTGAATCTCTTGTTGAAAGAGTTATACCTTTTGCTGACATGATTCAAATAACCCACCTAAAGCTTCAGCAGGTAATATCTAAGGTTGTCCCTGACGGTGTGTTTATAGATGCGGATGGTTTAAACGAGGTTGATCTTGGAACGGGGGCTGCTTACAATCCTGAGGATGCGTTAAGATTATACTTCCAAACAGGTAGTGTTATCGGTAGAAGCTACACTCAGGATGGAGACTTTAATAATGCTAGGGTTCCGATACA